AGCCGACTATCGGTGTTGACGTTGGCATGTCTTTAACAACCCTCACATTATTGTCTACAACACCATGACTAGTATTAGCCGACTTAAGAGTGAAGTGTGGCGGCGGAGCGGCATCGCCATTCGTACCAAACGAGATAAACGAGTACCTAACTGTACCCACCATATAGGTGTGCAGACCAGAATAGTCGCCAGTTGGGCGGACCTTATTGGTTGCATGAATAGTCCAGTTTGCTGGCTCAGCTTGTCCGTGGTTCCAGACCTTGGCCATAACCTGGTCCCCCTGGACACGGAACCTGGCCCAATACAGTGTATTCGGTCTATAATCCCACGGTGCCCACACAATGTTACCAGTGCCACCCTCATCGACAGCAAGATGCCCCCTATTGCCGATTATCGAACCAGATAGCGTGTAACCTGTAGTGTTTGCCTCGGTAGTGCCGCCATAGCGTAAAGACACAATACCCTGCTTGCCTCGGTCGCTGGACAGGGTAAACCTCACTAGAGCTTCAACGTCATTAATCCCGTTTATCGGGTTAAATGCTGCAACCTTTGTGCCTGCGCTGGTGCTCTCCAGGCTTAGAGAGCCAGCCTCAGCGTATAATCTATGGCCGCCGTTTCCTTGCCTAAAAGACCAATCGACTGTTTGAGGAATGGAGCCGTCTAGATAATTTAATAAGTATTGCGCCATTCATGTTACCCCGCTACGACTTCATAATTCACCACAATATACGGAGGCATATTGCTTGACGTATATTCATACCACAACCGCTCAATAGGATTATCACCCTCTTGCCCCATAGTCCCGCCTACGTTAGCGATACTACTTTTATATGTTAATTCACTAGATGAGCCATCGCCAGTCAGCCACTGGTCAAGTAGCGGTTTTATGCTGTTTAGATATTTTGTACCGCTGTGGCGAAAAGCACCAGCTGCTATACCCCACAGAGCGTTGACATGGCGAGTTCTCTCAAAGCCGCCAGTGGCGCCAATATTATAACCAGTGCCAGAACCAACAGGCATTCTAGTGCGCATGTCAGCCAATGTGAATGTTGTAGATGTCACAACACCATATGCTGAATTGTTTTTGACATGGTCATATAGCAATGGATAATCTGACTTGTTGTATGTGCCACCGTCCATAAATATACGGCCAAGGCCATGAGTAGAGTTGAGCGTCATAACGATATCACCAACATGTGCCGACGATTCAACATATATTGAGTTTGACACACTCCACCCTGCAGAAATATCTTTTGCCGAGGTTTCCTTTTGGGCTCTAACTATAGTCATTGTGTCGTTATTAAGAGCTGTAACAAGCACAATCTCGCTGTTGCCCAGCGTGCTCAACTGTCCAGGCGGAGTTGCTGTCAAAAAGAATGGCACATCTGGCATACCGTTGCCGTAGCCGTCCTCGACCACCATAGTGGTACCTGTTCTGCCTGGGCCAGTCCTAACAATGGCACTAGCCAGGTTTCTAATTTGATTAGCCATTCTATCCCCCTCTAAGCTGGGTTAGAGACTGTTACAGTCCAAGACGGAACAGTTACTGTATTGCCCGCTATTAATGGCTGAGACGTCACCGTAGTCACGTAGAGCAGGTCAGAGTTATTAACCAAGCACACGTGGGTCGCGCTACCCGTTGCGGTGACATTAATCACGGCCTTTTGAGCTATTGTTAATTTACGTCCGTTAGGAGAGCCTGCTGATTTTGAAAAGTCGGAGCTTGTGAGATTTGCCGTTGCGAGTGCCTTAGATACAGCATCAGCCCTGTTAGCAGGTTGCTCCGTCGTGACGATGAGCGATGTCGCGCCCGCTACAACATTAAGAAGCCCATCGAGCACCAATGTGTTAGCCCATTTAGACATTTATTCGCCTCCATCTATGGTGCTATCGTGCACCTCTAAAGTAATATTTATTTTTTCTTCGTTCATAATTCTTTCCATATGATTCTAGCTATCAATCATATTCATAAAAAACAGCCCCCTCCCCTTTGCATTGGAGAGGAGGCTTGTTTATGACGACCCTAGTGACTAGGCAGTTCGTTTAATAACGACACCGTGGTCAGGTCGCAAGACCTTGACGCCAAACAACTCTGAGGCGACAACGTCGTCCTGTCCCTTTTTGTAATCGCGGCCGAACTCAATCATAGGAACATTTTGAGTTGCACCAATGATTGCCGAACGGTGGAACATCAGGAACTGGTAGGCAGGTTTAGCACCGCTATCTTTTCCGATAGTGTTGGTTACGTAAACAGGCATACCATAAATCTCACCGACGAATCCGCTCTTACTCTTGACAAGACCACTTTCACCAACTTCTTTGTAAGCGGTAAACTGTGGGACCTTGCGCAAGTCAGCACGACCAATACCGTTAACGACGATAAAGCGGTCGTCCTCTGGCACGTTCTTCATATCAAGAGTGGCAGCAGCATCAACAATTTTTTCAAAGGTCAATGCGGTGCCCGAATCAATCGGAGTGTTCGAAAAGTCGGTAACGGCTTTCTTAAACACCTCAGCATCCTTAGCGCGGTCAAGCCAGCGGCTTAATCGAGCCTGAACAGGAGCACGCAAGTCATATGCGCTCTGGGCCTTTAAGGCGTCCTGAATACCAACACCGTGGCGAATGTAGCGGTCGATGAGCAAGTCAACAGTCGTTACATCAAGGTTATCGATTTTTACATCTGTGCCGACAGTGTAGTTAGTTTTGTAGTCCGCGTCAACTTCGCCAACAAACGGGATATGCAGTGTATCACCCTTGCTAGAGATTTCCCCGCTGTAGCGAGAATCAATCAGTTGCCATAGCACCAAGTTGTCAAGACGGTTGTCTGCAATCTCGCGACTCCACAACTCGGGGACAAGCCGCTCAGAAAAGCCGACATCAGTGGTATTACCAACGGCACCAGTGCCGACGGTAGGTTGAATTTGGTTTGCAGCCATTTTTTGTTTATTTCTTTCTTTTTTATATTGTTTTTAGTATTCTAGCACTATCTCAGGCCAGCCTCTTGAAGAAGCTTAATATGCTCTGGGTCTCGCGGATTGTACACATTCGTGAGCCACTCAGCGGTGATTTGAGGCTTCTTAGGTTGACCACCCTGCATGGCGTGAGCCTGTGGCGCACCACCCTGCAGTTGCTTGTTAATAGATTCCCGTTCCTCTCGGCGAATTGCTTCAGCGTCAACATTTGCGCCTGTATTCGCCCCAGACCGTAATTGAGCCAAACCATATAAGGTATCTAAGTCTCGAGAAAGGGTTTTGGCATACATTCTAGCTTGTTCTTCTCCAAACTGTGGTGTAAGCTCCGCAACCTTTTCATTGAGTATCTCGACCATCACAGGCTCTAGAGACCTATCACGACTTTTACCTTGCCAAAACTTATTGACTTGGTTCTCGTACTTAAGGCTATCAACTTCTGCTCTTAGGCTTCCGTCGTCCAGTTCTTCTGTCGCTTCGGAGATACTCTTATTAGATGTAGCATTACGATATGCTCTCTGGTTGTCGTGGGCGAGTTTTAGGGCACGCTTGACGTCATCGCTAGCGGTTTCAAGGTCAAAGCCTTGAGCTTTAGCGAACTTAGCAAGACCATCATCAGTTTGATTGGCATCGCCCTGTTGCTGTGTTTGTTTTTGTGTTTCACTATTTTGGTTTTGTTGGGCGGTGTCGTCTGATACTTTCCCTTGCGATTGCTCACGAGAGTTAGCGTCCTGATTAGATTGTTCCGCCGATTGTAGTTGCTCAGTCGTTTGTCCAGTAAGCTCGTTAGAGGCTGGCGACTGGTCAACGCCCTCGGTAGGGGAATTATTCATCTAGGATACTCCTTTGGTTTAGTAATCTATTATTTTTGTGATTGTGCAACGTCGGGGTCTACAAATTCCTCGACGTATGTTTTTACTATATCACATCCGACGCTTCTTTGCAATAGGTAAGCGTACTTTTCTGGTTCAAAATCGAGCTGTAGGTCGCTCTTACCGTCAGATGTGGGTACACTACGATACACCTCAATCGGGCCTGAAGCCATAATAGAGTGCATTTCTTTCTGCAATTCGATGAATTCCATGAACCTTTGGTAGGCAAGGGTCTTTGAAAACCCCTGCCATTCGTTGCGAATTTGCTCATTTTCTGACAAAACTTTATCAGCCATCTTACTCCTTATCGTGGACGCGAGCTAGCATGCAGTGTTGTGCTAGGCTGGTCAGCCCGTATTCGTCTTATATTGTTTTGCGATGTGTCTGCTCCGCCGCCGCCCTGCGTGCCGCTTTGCTGGCGCAATCGTGCGGAGCGACTTGACGGTTGACTTGTAGGAACCTCATCGCTGCCGCCAGACATTAGCGCCTGAGCGCCAGGTGTCATCACGGTGTTAGCCTGTGTAAGCGACGGGTCAACCGCCTGGCCATCTGGGCCCATAACAGGTTGTGGAGCCGTTAACATCTCCTCGATGTCGTCATCGGACAGGAATTTACCAAACAGAACTTTATATTGCTGGCGCAAGAAAGCTTCCTGGTTAACGAGTGGATTGCCGAGACTGAACTGTGCAGCGACCTGCATGGCCTGTGACAAGGCGGCGGCTTCTGCGTCCATAGTTGCCTCTAACACAACACGCGGCTCGTACTCGCCCTGGTATGTGCCAGGTTTATATGTTTGCCACTCCACGCCCTTTTTACCAACAATACGTACAGCTGTTTCAGTATCAACAAAAATCTGAATCATCTTATAGATAATACGAGCTAGCTGCGCAAAACCCTCGTCCTCCAAGTTCTGGACCTTTGTTGTGAAGCGCATAGAGGCCTGCTGAAGCTGGGCCTGAACTTCTGTAGCGGTTGTGCGACTAAACTTCTGTGCAACACCCTGAACAGCCGCATCAGCACCAGTTGCGTTACGCATCTGCTGGCGCAGTCGCTCAATCTCACCATCTGCCGATGGACTAATATCGTTCTTCTCGATAGGCGATAACGCGCCTTTCGGGATAGGAAATACCGCACCGGGGCTTGACTCAATCTGTTCGGCCATGTGCTTAAACCGAGGGTCAATCTGCCACATGTTATTAAGCACATAAGCAACATTGTCCCGCTTCTGGCTTGCTGTGTCATTCAGGGCCTCCTGTGCAGGCAATATAACCTCTACATCACCGCGAGCAAAGAATAAGCTAGAATCAACATAGTTGCGCAGAATAGCAAACGGTAGAAATCCTTTTATCTCCGGAATCTTATGCTTGCCCTTAATAACCTCACCATCAATCTCCACTGCCGTATCAACGGAGTCTTCAGCCTTATGATACGGATTCTCTCCATCATAGATAACTGTGCCGCGATTAGCAATCATAACCTTGCGATATTGAGTGTAATAGGTGATGACCTCAACCTGCTCAGATATTGCATTCCTGCCAAACGTTGAACCAAGATACATCTCCTTGCGGTCTTTGTCCATATTGTCATCTTGTGTGCCAAGCGAAATGATATCTAGGTTCTTATATTTATCCCTGACTTCACCAGTTTCTGGGTCAACCTCTTTCTCCGCTTTAAGCTGTTTAAGGCTGGTGAGGAAACGGTATCCTGCGTAGCGCGGGTATCCAGGCTCTTCTGGACGATTCATGTGTGTAGCCGCTGGGTCAACAAAGAAGTCCGATAATGGAATGTGCTGGATTAGCGGTCTGCCATTCTCCCAGCTCACCATAAAGATGCCATTGCCATAGATAATCATGTCGCCAACCCAGTTGAGCATCTTTTCGGTCATATTATTGCATGCCCAGTAAAAGTCCACTAAGGCATTGAGAGTGGTAGTGTCCTGCTCTTGCTCTTCAGTTAATGGCAGATACTTAAACTTAGGTTTAGTTCCAGCAATAGCTGCTTTTAAGCTTTCCACAATAGCAAACGTCTCTGGCACAAACTCATTCGCGACACCAACATAGCCCTGTCTAGTTCTAATACTATTATAAGCCTTAAAACACTCAGACCATATTTTTTCGTAATGGCCCGAAATATAGCTTCTAGCTTTGTTAAAGTCTTTCATGACCTCCGCAAGGGTACTATCCCCCTTGACGGACTGGTCTGCAGACGTGAGTTTCGGTGTATTGTTTTTATTTTTCTTGCTCATCTATTTGTCACTTTGCTCTTTTTAGTCTTCTTAACAACATTAAGCCCATGGATATCATTCTCGCCCCATGGGAACAATTGAAAGGCGATAGCCTTGGCCATCACCGTATCGTCATGTTCGCCCTCCTCGGCGTTCATACGACCACGGTCATCTCTGACAAACGCAAAAGCCTCATTGACGAACACAATATCCAGGTCCTTGTTGAGCCTCTCGCGAACAATCCTAACTAAGTCGTCAATCATAATCCGCTTGGTGCGGACGTCAGTTTTCCACCCAAGGTTAGATGTCGGCTCCTCAAAGTCCTCATCATACCCCTTATCTCGCTTATAAAGATTGGTGTAGAACGTGTCTCTTAACTTCTGGATAGTTGTGAGACCATGGTTATTAACCTCGACACCCACTAAGGCGTAGTTGTAATAGGCTCCGAGTGCGCCAATGACTTCGCCGAACTTATCTGGGTCGATATGCCCGCGCCATCTCGCAACCGTTTGCATTGTGGCGACATCAACCACCTCTGCC